GATATTCTGCTGAATACCAACTACATCCGGGATGCCGTTTGCATCAGTTTTTGTTTGAACGAACTGTTATCCATCATTGAAAATACAAGCTTAATGGGTATCCCCTACCCGCCTGCAATCAAAAAGGCAATCGATGTTTTGCAGACGAAAGTCGGCAGAACCGAAGAAAAATCAAACAAGGAGGACTAACTTATGGCTATTTTAAGACCGGATTCTACATCCACACTTGGCGGCGTGACCGTCAAAGAATATTTGCTTACCAAACATAACCCGAATCGCATTGATATGCCGTCCGCTTCCATGGCAGGAAAAATCATCGGTGTGACCGTGCATAACACGGATTGGATTTCTGTTGTGTCCGGCACAACGCCGGCGGAGCAATATACGAGAGCGACTGTCAACGGAAATATGAACGATGTGCGAGTCCACTATTACGTGGACAACACCTGTGCGTGGCAAAACTTACCGCTGACACTCTCCGGCTGGCACGCTGCGGACGGTTCCGGAAATGGAAACCGAAAAACAATTGCGATTGAGTGCATCATGAGTTCCGCTTACAATGCAACTGATAAGAAATCGGAAGATAACTGTGCGAGATTGGCTGCGGCTTTGCTCAAACAATACGGTCTGGGTATATCGCATTTATACACCCATACCCACTGGCTGAACGTCCGGGACGGCAAGTCCGGAACGGTTGACCAGTTGAACACCATGTACAATCGGTACAAAATGTGTCCGCTGTATATCTTGCCGCACTGGTCTGCTTTCAAGGCGAAGGTGCAATCCTACTTGAACGGCTCGACTTCTACGACCTCAACTTCTACTACTTCACAGATTTACCGCATCCGAAAAACATGGGCAGATGCCAAGTCGCAAATCGGAGCATATTCCTCTCTGGAAAATGCGAAAAAGGCTTGCAATTCGGGCTACTCTGTTTTCGATTCTTCCGGAAAAGCGGTCTACACACCGCAGATTTCTTTTGCGAAAGGTCAGCGTGTGACGCTGCAAAACGCTCCGCTTTTTTCTTCCGATTCTGTAAAAACTTTTTCCAAGAAAATCTCCGGTACGTACTACATCTATGATGGCAAGGTCTGTGCCAACGGCAGATATCGGCTTACCAACACTGCTGCCAACTGCGGAAAAACGCCGGTCGGCAGCTACGTGACAGGGTATGTTTCTTACGATAATTTCAAGTGAGGTGCGTTTTTATGACGAAATCGCAGAAAAATTCGGTTGATGAAATGCTGGCGGTTGGAATCTCGATTCCCAAAATCGCTGCCTTTCTGCACGTCTCGCAAAACTCCATCAAGTCCTACTTACAGCGAAATCACCCTAACGATGTCTGCCGAAATTGCGGCACTCCCGTTCTGCAAGTGCCGCATCGAAAGCAGAAAAAATTCTGCTGTGACGCTTGCCGGATGCACTATTGGAACACCCATCCGCAGGAAATGCGGCATGAAAACGCAGCCACGATTCCCTGTGCGTTCTGCGGAAAACCGGTTCTCAGCTACCGAAACCATCCAAGAAAATATTGCTCTCGTGCCTGTGCTGCGAAAGGAAGATATCAATGACGAAAGAGATTGAAATTTACAAAGTATCTATGGCGGTTTTGCGAAATTTCCTAAAATCCGGACTGCTGACCCAGTCGGAATATGTTCAATGTGAACAAACTCTCGCCGAGAAATGCGGGTTATCTTTGGGCAGCATTTTTCGAGAAAGTGCTTGACTTTCTGCCCCAGTAGAGGGAATATGTTAGCAAGCATACGCTTAATACAAAGAAACAGGTGATGAAATTGGAGCGAAAAGTACATCGGGTGCAGCAGCGACCGCCAAAGCCAAAATTGCTGCGAGTTGTCGCTTATGCACGAGTTTCCAGCGGAAAAGATGCCATGCTGCACTCCTTAGCGGCTCAGGTTGACTATTTCCAAAACTTGATTCGGCAACATCCGGGCTGGGAGTTTTGCGGTGTGTTCGCAGATGAGGCGAAAACCGGAACGAAAGATGAGCGACCGGAATACCAAAAAATGCTAGAGAAATGCCGGAATCGAGAGGTGGATTTGGTAATTACCAAGTCGATTTCTCGATTTGCACGGAACACCGTCACGCTTTTGAAAACGGTTCGGGAGCTGAAAAGTTTAGGAATTGATGTCTATTTTGAAAAGGAAAATCTGCACTCCACCTCCGGAGACGGCGAATTGATGCTTTCCATCCTCGCCTCGTTTGCTCAGGAGGAGAGCAAATCCGTCAGCGACAACATGAAATGGCGGATTCGGAATGATTTCCAACAAGGCAAAATCGGCAGCATTACGATTTTCGGATACCGCAGAAATGCCGATGGTGTGCTGGAAATTGAGGAATCAGAAGCCAAAATTGTGCAGATGATTTTTGCGGATTATTGCTCCGGAATGGGACAATGTGCCATTGCGAAAAAAATCAACGCCATGGGGATTTCCACGAGACAAGGCAATCGATGGACAGGACAACGTGTGAAAGAAATTCTGGTCAATGAAAAATATGTTGGGAATATGCTATTGCAGAAATATTATCGACAAGACCCGATTGGCAAACGCAAGATGAAAAATCAAGGCGAGCTGCCGAAATATTTCGTGGAGCAGTCCCATGAGTCGATTATTTCTGCGAATTTATTCAAGAAAGTTCAAAACTTAGTAAAAGAACGGACGGAACAATTCTCCCATCCCGGTGCAACAAATCGCTATCCACTGTCCGGCATGGTGCAATGTGCAGGGTGCGGAAAAAGCTATCAGCGGAAAATTTACAAGCAAGGTGCGGTTTGGATGTGTGCAACCTACCTCCGACAAGGAAAATCACACTGCCCTACGGCAAAACAAATTTCCGAACGGATTCTGCATGAAAAAATTTGCTCTGTTTTGCAAATCAAAGAATTTGACGTGGAAATTGTGAAAAGCAGAGTTGATAACATTCTCATATCGCCGAATCAACTGACTTTTCTTTTCAAAGATAACACGGAGAAAACGGTTTCTTGGGAAAATCATTCCCGCAGTGAAAGCTGGACAACGGAGATGCGACAGGCTGCCGCAGAAAGGAGCAGAAAATGCCAAAAGTAACCGTCATTCCGCCGTCTATCAATCGGGCAACTCGACAGGATATTTCAGCTCCAACACGCCGAAAAGTCGCTGCCTACGCCAGAGTTTCCACCGATTTCGAGGAACAACTCACCAGCTATGAGGCACAAATTTCTTACTATACCAATTACATTCAAAGAAATCCGGATTGGGAGTTTGTTAAAATATATACAGATGAGGGCATTTCCGCAACATCTACGAAACATCGAGAGGGCTTCAACTCCATGATTACAGATGCTCTGAACGAAAAAATCGACTTGATTATCACAAAAAGTGTAAGTCGGTTCGCCCGAAATACGGTTGATTCCCTCACTACCATCCGAAAATTGAAGGAACATCACGTGGAATGTTTCTTTGAAAAAGAAAATATTTGGACTTTTGATAGCAAAGGCGAGTTGCTCATCACGATTATGTCTAGTCTTGCACAGGAAGAAAGCCGTTCGATTTCCGAAAACGTCACATGGGGACAGCGAAAACGGTTTGCTGATGGAAAAGTTAGTCTGCCCTATGCTCACTTTTTGGGCTATCGAAAAGGCGAAAGCGGTCTGCCGGAGATTGTTCCGGAGGAGGCGGAAATCGTTCGATACATTTATCAGCGATTCATTGATGGTTTGACACCTTACAAAATTGCAAATGAGTTGACGGCTCAAGGCATTCCGACCCCCTGTGGAAAGGAAAAATGGTCGGCTAGTACGGTGAAAAGTATTCTGACAAACGAAAAATACAAAGGTGATGCACTCTTACAGAAAAAGTTTACCGTTGATTTCTTAACGAAAAAGCAACAAATCAATGAGGGTCAAGTTCCGCAATATTACGTGGAGAACAGCCATCCGGCAATTATCACGCCGGAGGAATTCGATTTTGTGCAGTCGGAATTTCAGAAACGATGCGTTAAGCCTTACAGCAGCACCAGCATTTATGCGACCAAGATTATCTGCGGAGACTGCGGGAGTTACTTTGGTGCGAAGGTTTGGCATTCCAACAGTAAATATCGCCGTGTGATTTACCAGTGCAACAGCAAGTTCAAAGGCAGTCACTTTTGCACCACGCCACACTTGTATGAACCGGAGATTCAGGAAAAGTTTTTACAGGCTTTCGCACAGTATTTCTCGCAGAAAGATGCGGTCATCAAGAATTGCCAATTTACCTTAAACCGCTTGAAAAAGCAGGAGAGCAAAAAAGCGGAGCTGCAAGATGAGTTAGTGGCAGTCAATGAAAAGCTAAAAGATTACATCCAGCACGGTGGAGAGAATTTCGATGCACTCAATGCAAAATATGAGGAGCTTTCCGCTCAGTTGGATGCTGAGGAGATAGCTGAGTCCGACCGGAAACGCCGGATTGCCAAGATGCAGAAAATTTTGCTGACGTTAAAGAAAACCGATTCTGTGCTGGAAACATTTGATGAATCCGTCTGGAATGCCGTTCTGGAAAATCTCACCGTGTTCCATGATGGGAGTTTGGTGTTTCTATTCCGGGATGGGACGGAGATAAAAGTGTGAGATAATTGCAGCCCTGTTGGAGAAATCCGGCAGGGCTGTTTTTTTTCATAACTCAAGTCCATAATTGTAAAATCCCAGCCCACAGGGCTACTTTTTCACTCCTTTTTTCTCTCCAAAACCCACTTAATTTTATTAAGTCAAATCGAAACCCCTTAAAAAACGCCACCTATCGTTTGCTTTTTGAAAAAACGCCGAGCTATCGTTTGCACTTTAGCTCATGAAAGCAAAAAATCATGCACCCGATTTTACGAGTGCATGATTCTTACATTGTATCATCAAAGATACGATTGTGGTGGAGGCGACGAGAATTGAACTCGTGTCCGAAAACAAATCCACACAACTTTCTACGAGCGTAGTTTATCTACATTGATTCCCGTTCAAAGCTGCCGGTAAACAGGCTGCTGAGAACGGTAGTTCAAATCCGATCCTGCGGTGTGAACAGGCCGCCGGAACGTTCACCACTGCAATGATGCCGCAGCGCAGACCGTGGTACTTCTGCGGGCGACAGTAGCTGACTTAGGCAGCTACCTGCAGGCTCTTGTTAAAGCTTACAGTAAAGTTCTTTTTAGCGTTTAATTTTAAACGTGCCGCTGTTTTAAGAGATGCAGCAATCTCTGCTCGCTTATCATGCTTCGTTGTCCCCGTCGAAACCGTTACGCCCCCATTCTGCCAGCTGTTTTGTCACTGGTTGTGTTCTTTGACTGCACGCCGGATCTGACGCTGTGCATCAGCTTTCGCAGCCGTCTGCCGCTTGTCGTACAGCTTTTTACCCTTGCAAAGTCCGACTTCCACTTTCACACGGGAATCCTTGAAATACAGAGAAAGCGGAACCAGCGTCAGACCGTCCTGCTTGACCTTGCCAAACATCCGGTTGATCTCCTGATGGTGCATCAAAAGCTTTCTGACACGCATCGGATCTGTCCGGAACAAGCCGTCCTTTTCATAAGGGGAAATGTGCATTCCTTTCACGAACAACTCGCCGTCTGTAATGTCACACCAAGCATCCTTCAGATTGACATGACCCAGCCGAATCGACTTCACTTCATTGCCCTGCAATGCAATTCCAGCCTCATAGCGTTCCAGAATGAAATACTCATGCCGTGCCTGCCGGTTGTCACAAATTTTTTTGGTTCCCTTTGTCTGCACTGCACGCACTTCCTTTCTGTATTTCGTGTTAAAATAGTATAGCACATTTTTCACGTCTTGTCAAGCTTTTTTCAGAATATCTTTCATGTCCGAATCTCAACTTTCGTGCAGAAGGCAAGCGAAAAAGAGCAGCTTTTTTATTTTTTCGCATTTTCCAAACCATAAAGCAAAAAACGACTGGAATTTCTCCCAGTCGTTTTCTTTCAGCATTTGCGGTCAGTTCCCTTCCCTGCTGATTTTTATTCTACATTTTTCGTTTCGTCTGCCTTATATTCAAAAAAGTCGAAGTCGGCATAGTGCTGATGCTTTACCCGGTCTGCACAGGTGATTCCCACCATAGTCCCTGTAAATTCGCCGTACTTACAGTACTCATCGGAGAACTTTGTGGTATCAAACGGAATGCCGATCTTCTCGTAGTTCTCGCCGTCATAGCTCCAATAGAACTGAGAATGTCTGCCGTTTATCACTAAGCGGAAGTAGATCGGTACATCATCCACCGGAATCCGGGTGTTCACGAATTCCGTCTTTTCGCCGTTCTCCAGCTGGATGATCGAGATAGCACTCTGCCCCAGCGTTTCGCTGTAGTACTTCCGGAGATTGATATAGTTCATGTTGTCGTAGTAAAGGATCAGTCCTGCGCTGTGCTGATGCACCTCCGGAACAAATTCCATTTTTGTGGTGATCTGTGCATAGACACTGGTCAGCTTTCTGGCAAGAATGCTGGTCTTGTTCAGAGAAGTTCTTGCCTCCTGTCCACGCAGTCTCACCCAGCCCGGACGAGCCGTAACATCCGCAAACCGCTGCGGCATGATTCTCGGCGCATAGTACCAGTTGCCCAGGGTGTCGCTGTCGAAGTCGTCGAAATTCGGGATCTGCGGCACAGGATACTCCGGCAGCCTGCTCTCTTCGCAGTATTCCTTTGCAATGTTCGTGCCGTCTGCCATGCGCAGCCAGCCATCCTCTGTCCACATCATTTTCTGGATCGCCGTTTCTCTGCCCAGTGTGCAGCGCAGCTCCGGTGTAAAGGGACGGGAGCAGAGATGCACCAGATATACCTCACCCAGGGAAGTTTCCACATAGCTGCCGTGGCCAGCCTTTTGCAGCACCACATCCGGGTTGTAATACTTGGGCTTGAGGTGATCCGGATCATGGCGCTCGTTGGAAACCGCCGGATTGGATGTGACAATGGGATTCTTCGGGTCACCCGCATAGGGACCCCACACGTTTTCAGAACGTCCCATGGTCACGCAGTGGTTATAACCGGTTCCGCCCTCGGCGCACATGATATAGTAGTAACCGTTCCGCTTGGTCAGATGCGGTGCCTCGATGCAGCCTCTGTCCGTACCGCCTTTCCAGATGCGTTTCGGATAGCCGATGATCTCTTTCTTCTCCGGGTCATATTCCACCATGCAGATCGCACCGGGCTTTTCATAGCCGGCACGGGTTTCCCAGTCCAGGGAAACGATGTACTTTCTGCCGTCATCATCGTGGAGAATGGAGGCATCAAAACCGGAGGAATGCAGATATACCGGCTCGCT